CAATCCTAATTGTTGGCTCATGGTTGCATACATTTGATTGGTTTCTGGAATAATGGTATCCTGATAACTCATTCTCATACCTTCCTTAACATTTGTAAAGGTTGATCCTTTGGCCTGAGAAAATAAATAATAACTTAATCCATAAGCATCAATTATTGCCATTTTATCCTCTGTTAGCTCCTCAAATAACATAAGATCCTTTGTTGGATAAGACATTGGTGTCCAATCAACATCAGCCTCTGTCATTACAAGCTTATCTTTATTCCTGCTTACCCAATCCTTTTGTATTTCATCTTTCTCCTCTGGTGTCATTGGCAGAGCACCACCCATGTCTGACTTTTTGCTTGATAGGATTCCAATAGCACCCATATTTTCAAGTATTACGTTTCTCTTGTTATATTGGGCCATGATATTACTAAGAGGGTATTTAAGGGTATCAATTCTATTTGTAGGATTAAGCAGGTTTATTCCATCAGGAGTGTTAAGATAAATCATATCTTCAACCTGTATAATATCTTTCTTTTGAGTATCATACCAGAATTGGAATTCCTTTATTAGTCCATCAGTATCAATCTGATCCAGGTACTTTCCTGTTCCAACAATCTTAATTTGATTACTTGGTAAAGGTAAAAGCAGGTTTCTAATATCAAAGGAGCGCTTTGGACAATAAGCAAAGGAATTGTTGAATAATCCATCATTAACAGAAAGGCTGTANATTACATCGGCCCANGATTGAGTTGGATTTGGTTGGNTAATTAAATCTTTTACCCAATGGNTTTCAATCGGGTTTCCTTCCAAATCACAAACNAAAGGCTTTCCGCTTGACATCATTATTGCTCTCTTATTAATCACAGTCCTAAGCTCAGGAATCTGCAAATAAAGCTCATAAGGTTTATCAGTATCAATCCAAGTTGGCTTGGTATTTCCCCAAAATTGGTTGTGTTGCCTGCTCAGCATCTTCATAAGATTGTCATTCTTTCCACTTGATAATCCAAATACGTTTGTCCAAAAATTGTTCTGCATACAAAAAAATTGTAAAAATTTATACCAATAACGTCAAAAATAGTTAATTTTAAAAATAAATTCCTTATAATACGGAGAATATTCAAAATGAGTAATATAATGAAAAGAAATTTCAATCAATATTCTGTCAAATCTTTTGATACTTCCATTAAGGACTTATCATTAGGAAAGAGAGAGGTGGCAATGTACCTTTCTAAATTTGATGTAATAGATTCTGACAATGACATGATTGTTAAAGGAGCATTTGAAAGAAGCATCAAGGAGAGAGGAGTTGATTCTAACTCAAACAGGAACATTGCTTTCCTTAGATACCATGATTGGCAACACCAGATCGGAAAGTTTTTATCTTTAGAGGAGGATTCCAAAGGCTTATTTGCCGTAGCTCAGCTTGGCACAAGCACAAAAGGGGAAGATGCCTTAAGAGATTATGAGGAAGGAATTATAAAAGAGCACTCAATTGGATTCCAATATATGAGTGATCAAGTAAAATGGATTGAGGAGGAAAACAATAAAGGCTATTACAGAATTGAGGAAGTAAAGCTTTTTGAAGGCTCAGCAGTTACATTTGGAGCAAATGAATTTACAGAGGTTTTAAGCATAGGTAAAAGTGAGGACAAGATTCCTGCATTAGATAAGCTTACCAAAGAAATCGACATTGTAACAAAAGCATTAATAAATGGCAGAGGTACAGACGAAAGAATGTATAATCTGGAAATGAAATTAAAATACTTAAATTCCCGTTTAGTTGATCTTGCAATAACTAAAACTGACATACTCAAGCCAGAAGCAGTTCAGCAAATCAATATTGAACAAGGATTTAATTGGAGTAAAGTAGACAATTTGCTCTCTACAAAAGCAACTTACGCTGATTATCCACAGCAAGCAGTTAACAACGCAAAGAAAGGTATCGAGCTAAACAAAGAAGTCAATAACAAATGNGCAACTGATGTTGGAAAACAAAGNGCCCAAGATATTGCAAACAAGAGAGGATTATCCTTAGACGTTGTTAAGAGGACTTACAGCTATTTATCAAGAGCAGAGGAGTATTATGATGCGAATGATACAAAAGCNTGTGGAACAATCTCATATTTGTTATGGGGAGGTAAATCAATGAAGGCTTGGGCAGAGAGCAAGATTCAAGAATTAGAAAATAATTAAACAATTATTAAAAATGGAAAATCAAAACATTACACCGGAAGAAATGGTGTCAAAATTTGAAGGAAAAATTTCAGAAGCTACAAAAGGATTAGTTTCAACAGATGAAATGGCACAGTTTAAGTCTGAGCTTTCAAACATCAAGGAATTGGCAGAGAAGGACAACACTTTAGAGTTGAAGTCAAAGTTAGTTGAATTGGAGAGTGCTGTATCTGGATTAAAGGAAAGCTCAAAGAAAGCTCCTGTAAAAAGAAAGTCATTAGTTGACTTAATTTCTGAGAAGGCAGATAAAATTTCTGAGGTTGTTAAATCAGGAAAAGGAAAAGTTGAGATTGCTTTAAAAGCTCAGCAAGATCCTTCTGACATTGGAACAAGAGATGATTACGCTACATTCTTAGGAGGTACTATTAAGAAGCCTGTAAGAGCAACAAGAATAATTGACTTATTTAGACGTGTAAATGTATCAACAGAGTATGTTAAATACAGAGAGCAAGACGTTGTAACAAGAGATGCTAAGGTTGTTGTTGCTTGTGCTACATCGACTTCTAACACTAAGACTACTTGGGTAAACAGAACGGTTCAAATCCAAAAGATTAGAGATTTCGTTGACATTTGTATTGACATGATTGATGACTACTCGTTTGTAGCATCAGAGGTTGAGCAGTTAGTAAACGAATCTGTAAAGCTTAAGGAGGAGGCAGAAATCTTGTTAGGAGCAGGAAACATTCTTTCTATTAATACAATTGCTTCTGAGTTTGATCCTGCTAACGTATTAGCACCTTTTACAGGAGCTTTTCAATCTGCAACATTAGCTGAATTAACAGCTTCAATGAAGGCTCAAATCTTTACTTTTGGACAAGAGAATTCTTGGGACGCTGATACAATTGTTATGAATTATAATGATTTTGTAAAGTTCATGCACCAAAAGAATAGCGAAGGAGATTACTTACTTCCAAACTTTGTTATGGCAGGAGACGGTATCTTAAACGGTATGAGAATAGTAACTTCTCCATTAGTAACTGCTAACACTTTATATGTTTTTGATTCTTCAAAAGGAGAAATCTTAGACAGACAAGGAGCTACTTTAGAGATGAGCTATGAAAACAATGATAATTTTGAGCATGAGATTGTAACAATGAAAGTTATTGAAAGATTACAATTCCATGTTGCTCAAATTAATCAAGATGCTTTCATGAAGTGTACTAACATCACTACTGCTTTAACTGCAATTACTTCTGCATAATCAGATAAAAATAAGGATCATGAAAAAGGTTAAATTAATAAGGGATTATAACGGTAAAAAGAAAGCTGATGTTCTGGAAGTAACTGAGCAAGAAGCATATTTTTTCTTAACTAATTCCATTGCAGTTGTATCCGATTGTGGTTCTGATTGTGAGGAGTGCGAGGATTGCAAAGGCAAGACTAAAAAGAAAGCACCTGTTAAAAAAACGGTAAGAAAAACAAAAACCTCTACAAAAAAGTAGGGGTTTTACCTCAATATTATGAGCATATTAGGAATAACATACAATGATTTTGGTAAGGGTAAATTTGAGTTGCATCATGGAATGTATGAGCAGGCAAAGATCCAGGCTTACATTGATAAATATGAAAGACAATACTTAGTCAAGTTATTAGGTGTTGAGCTTTTTAATCAATTCGTAGCTGATCTGGTGGCCAATGTTCCTCAGACTGCAAAGTATATTAAAATTTACAATCCATTTGAATACGATAATGTTAATTGCTACATATATATTTCAGAGGGAATGATTGACATGATTAAGGGTTTTGTTTATTATCAATACTTAAAGGATTTAACAAATAATGTTGCAGTAACGGGTAATGTTAGACCATTGGGAGAAAATTCAGAGAATGTTTCGACTTTAAACTCAATGATCTATACACGATATAACGACAGCGTAAGGACTTATAAGGCAATCCAACAATATATGTGTGATTATAGTTCAGACTACCTTAAATACAACGGGATTGGCATTAGAACAGCTTACTGGGTATGATCGAAGCAAGCCAATATATTAAAGATTTAGTGTCAAATATCGACAACAGCTTGTTTGCGTCTTACGACTCTGCAAGTGGGAAAAGTTTTATTTGTAACACTAAATGGGCAAGAGTTGGAAAAGTTATAACTGATTCCTTGAACAGAAAGTTTAAGGTTATAGAAATTGGTTATGACAGCTATATAATTGCCGATCCCGTTAGTGGTGGTGCTGAGGTTTTAGAAGGCACTTGCTACCTTATAAACCCGTTCTTTATTACGGGTACTAAGAAGGCTACCAATATGGAATGGAATTTGGCAGACAGCAACCTTGAAAATAAACTTCCATTAGTTTGGTTGTTAGAGGTTATTTCCGAAACGGGTTATGGAAGGGGATCAAGTATTGAGAAGGAGATTGAAACGAAGTTATTCTTTCTTGATGAAACTGATCCAAGCCAATATTATACTAAGGATCATAGAGAGCAGGTTGTAATACCAATGCAAAAGTTAATGTTGGAATTCCTTAAAGCAGTTGAGAATGACAGAATGTATAAATCAGTTGAAAATTACCGTTATAAAACCTTCTCACGCTTTGGAGTTGAGCAGGAAACAGGAGTTATTAAAAATGTCTTAGATGCAAATTTGTCTGGTGTTGCATTGGAGCTTACACTTACCAGATTCAAAGAAAATTGTAAATGTTAAAATATAAAGATTATGATTGGTTGTAATTGTGATGCAGGTCTTTCCAATACGGGTAGACCTAACTGTGTGCCAATTTTTGGTATCACTTCAAGTTTTATTATGGTTCCTCTAATAGCGAGTGACGGAACAAGAAATGGAATCGACTTATCAACTACGCTTCCTGTATGGAGCTCACTGGTAAATGAAGCAGATTCAAGCAAGAGATGGTTTCCACTTCCTGCTTTTGAAAACGTAGAACTTCCTAAGGCTGACTCTCAATTTGAGGAGGCTAACTCTGGAAGAATGGTGTTTTTAAGACAAGGAAAGAGATCTTTCTCAGGAGAACTTTGGGCAGAGGATTCAACTCCAACTTTCTTAGGAAAGCTACAATTAAACAGATGTGTTGACTTTGGAATGTTCATAGTTGATGTAAATGGAGATTTAATTGGAAGTGAGGAAGGAGGTTTTTTATATCCAATTCCTGTTGATAATCCAAGCTTTGATCCTAAGTTTGCCTTTGCTACTGATTCAACAGCTCAAAAAATTATGTTAGGTTTCGACTTTGACAGATTGTTTGACGAATCAACTATGTATATGATTAATACAACAGAAGCAGGACAAGACTTCACTAAGTTAGAAGGATTGAAAGACGTTAATTTATTAAGCTTAGCTGTGTCAACTACGGTTGCAACCTTTACTGCTAAATTAGATTACGGAACTGCTGTTAATAAAATCCTTTACAAAGGAGCTACGGCAACTGCTGATTGGAGTATTAAAAATGTAACTCAAGGAGTAACTTTTGCTCCTGATTCTGTAACTGAGAATCCTGATGGAACTTACTCTTTAGACTATTCAGTTGGTGGAACGGTTTCTGCTTCTGATGTTTTAGAGGTTAGTGTTGCAAAGGTTGGTTATGAAGGTAAAGCCTCAGCAACAGCGTAATGGATATTATAATTGGTAAATACTCGTTTAATGCTCAGACATTAAAGTCAATATCAAAGGAGAAAGCTGTTAGCAGTTTTAAAAACATTGATAAAGGCATAATTGAAAGGGCCTGGATTGAGGCAAATCCAAAGACTAATAAACGAAGGCCCAGAAATAAAGCCAAAAAGTAACTAAGGGAGGGCAAAAGTCCTCCTTTTTTTTTATATACACACCTTAATGATTGGAAAAACTAATATAGATGAGCACCTAAAAAGAGCATTGCTGTTAGATGACAGTATTGCTTGGATTGATTCGCATACTGCTGAGGTAAAAAAGAGCATTTTAAACATGATTAGACAAGATCAATTGTTAGATGAAGGAGTAGATTCAAATAATGAAATTATTGGTACTTACAGCTATTTAACAGAAGTCTTATCAGGAGGAGAAAAACGTATGGGAGATCCTTACAATTTAAAAGATACAGGAGCTTTCTTTAGCTCAATGTTTATCAAGGTTCTTAATGACAGTATTATAATTGATGCAGATTACCAAAAAATGGAGGATCAAAATTGGTGGAGCACAGATATATTAGGACTAACCGAAGAAAACCTTGAACTATATGCTGAAATGGTTAAGAAAAATTTTATCCTTTACGCAAGGAGAGTATTGGAGCTCAATTGACGAGATGCCTTTGTATAATTGGATTAAATGTAATAAAGGAAAGATTGAATACACGAGAAAGAGCAAAAAAGGGAATAAAATACANGATTATATTAATTGGAAGCTTCTTTATAATGAATATTTAAAAGAATTCGGCCTTGATGTTAGATATAAAAAGTATCTGGAAGCTCAAAAAAAAAGAGCAATCCTTCAAGCTGATTATATAATAACAAAAGAAAGGTTTAAATTAACAGAAATTGAAATTGAAAGCCAAAAAATAAAGGATCTTNATGCTCATTTTGGAGAAGGTAAGAAGATTGAGGAAATTTTGACTTGGTTAGGAATGTTTTTAGGGTATAGATTAGACCAGAAAACAACAACAGTTAAGGAATATTTTGTAATATTAGAACAATATGGGAAAGCAAATAAAAAGGTCTGAAATTGCTGAGCAAGACTTATACAAAGAGATAAGAGATTCAGCAGAGGAAACAATAAAGCATATAAACGATTTAAACGAATCTTTAGGGAATACNGCAGAAGTACTAAAGAAAGAACTTCAAAAGCCTTTAAAAGCGACCTTATCGAGTATTACGGCTGTAACCAACTCTGCTGAGACCATGAATAAAACAATGGAGCAGTCCATAAAGCTTGACAAGGCTAAATCCAATGCTATAAAAGCACAGATTGAAGCTGAAACCAAGTTGGAAAAGCTTGAGCAGGAGAGTATAAAAACACAGATTCAAAAAAACAAATTAGAAGAGCAGGAGTTAAAAATTGTTAAGGANCAAATAAAGCAAGAGCAAAAAGAGGAAAAGCAAAAGAAAAAAAATGTTGCTCTTACAAGGGAGCANATTAAAGAAAAAATTAAGCTACAGAAGGCTAACGCTGAGCAAAAAAAGGATCTTGCTGACGAGCTAATATTGCTTGATGAAAATGCAGGAACATTAGAAAAGCTGTCCGCACAAAGCAGAAGGCTNAGGAGAGAAAGAGAAAAGCTAAATCTTGAAACTGAGGAAGGAAAAAACAGATTAAAAGAAATAAATGAGGAGCTTGATGATAATAACGAGGTTTTAAAAGAGAATTCAGATGCTCTTAAGAAGCAAAAGTTAAATGTTGGTAATTATACCGAATCCATTGAAGAAGCCACAGGAGAACTTGGAGGAATGATCAAGGGNATAAAGGATTCTATTGACGGAATTAAAGAGCAGGCAAAGTCCTTTATGATACAGGCAAAGTCTGCAGAAACGGCAAGTAAAAAAATTAAATTAGTTGGTAAAGCNCTTAAAAGTATTGGTATCGGTGCAATAATTGCTTTGTTAGGATCTGTTGTAAGTAGTATTTCTGATACAAGGTCTGGTGTTTTAGCCATGCAAGGAACTATGCAAAAGTTTAGTGCCTCAGTTTCAATGTTAGGTAATAAAGTAATGGACGTNTTTACATCAATAGGCTTGAAGATTGAGAGCGCAAAGCTGTCCTTATTTGGGTTTTTTGCTTCAATACAAAATTACAAAATACCTTATACTAACATCAAGCCATTAGAGGACATTTTTAAAATGGCAGGAATNAACCTTGATAAGGCAGAAATTGACAAAAGAATTAAAGAGATTGACAAGGCATTAGAGGATTTGGACAAAAAGGAATACGATCCAGGAAAGGTATTTGACAATATTGATGATACTATTAAAAAGACTTTTGCTTACGAGAATGCATTGGCCAAAGCAACCGTTACCATAGATGAAAACAACAAAGCATTAGAAGAATTAAGAGGACAAGAGGAGTTATTGGAGCAGGATACAGGGAANATGACTATTTCTTTTGACAAGCAAAGAGAGGCTCAAGAAAAATACAATAAAGTTGTTGAAGAAAGAATTACAAGAGAGAAGGAGTTGGCAGAATTAAACTTAGACCTTCAAGCAATTAAAATACAAACACAGCTATCAAAAGCAGGCTCTCAATATACCTTAGAGCAAATCAAAAGAATGGAGTTNTTGGACAATGAAAATGANATGCTTAAAATAAACTCAGACACTCTTGCTGAGCTTAGAGATGCCAAAACAGAGCAAATTGCAAAGGATAATGAATTGGCAAGCGCAAAGAAAAAGAATTCTATTGAGCAGGCAAATACGGACAAAGATGACTTTGAAAAGCAGTTAGATTATGCAATTGACGCTTTTGACGTTCAGAAAACAATTAACGAAAGGATTATAAACAATGAAAAAAGCACCTTAGCAGAAAGAGAAATATTAACAGAGGAAACAAGAAGGCTTGCAGACAGCGC